CATTTGGTTCCGAAAAATCAGCGGCACGGGCTGCGGATCAAATCGCAGAAGCCACGCGGGAAGCAGCACGCAAGGGCGGCAACGTCTTGGCCATTCCTGTGGGCCATAGGCTTGACCCGCTAGGCGGCGATCCTGAGAAAATGCAAATGGTCGAAACCATGCGCTTTATGATTGCGGAGGTAGGGCGCATCTTTTCATTGCCGCCTGTATTCTTGCAAGACCTTTCCGAGGGCATTCGCTCCGATGTTGAGCAGCAAGATTTGCACTTGGTCAAGCATACATTGAAGCGCTGGCTTGAACAGTTGGAAGCCGAAATGAACCTTAAGCTATTCGGGCGAAACTCTAACCGCTTTGTTGAATTTAACATTGACGGGCTTTTGAGGGGTGATTTCAAGACCCGCATGGAAGGCAACGCGCGGGCCATTCAGACAGGCCAGCTAACGCCAAACGAGGCGCGGGCAATGGATAACCGCGAGCCGCTTGCTGGCGGTGATGTGTTGCTTGTTCAGGGCGCGACAATACCACTTGAAGGCGCTGGGCAAGACCAGAAGCAACAGACACAAACGGAAGGGGCCAGCGATGAGCCGTGAAATCAGATATAGCGTCCCTGCGGAAATTCGCAGCGATGTTGACGGCCTAAAGGTTGAGGGATACGCGGCGGTTTTCGGTCAGGAAACAGACATCGGCGGCATGTTCCGCGAGGTTATCAAAGCAGGGGCATTCAAGGACGCAATCGGGCGCGATGACGTTGTGTTCCTTATCAACCATGAAGGATTGCCGCTTGCCAGAACCCGATCAGGAACATTGAAGCTTTCAGAAGACAGCCACGGCTTGAAAATGTCCACCACGCTTGACCCTGAAGACCCGGACGTAAAGTCTATTGCGGGCAAAATGAAGCGCGGCGATTTGGACAAAATGTCGTTTGCTTTCTTTCCAGAGGTTCAAGAGTGGGATGATACGCAAGAACCGCCATTGCGCACAATTCGCAAGGCGTCGTTGGCAGACGTGTCTATCGTGACGACCCCGGCATATGAAGGCACTGAGATTGCGTTGCGGTCACTGGACGCGGCGCGGGCGGCTAAGGTTGAAACCGCCCTAGATTTTCGACTGCGCATGAAGCGCAAGTTGATCCGATAACGGCGGCTCTCGCTGTTGGCCCTTTTCCGACCCTTGGGCAAGGTTAAAAATGGAGGCCAAGATGGCTGATATTAAAACACTGCGGGAGCAGGCGGCAAAAACGCTGACCGAAGCCCGTTCCATGCTTGACAGCATCAGCGAAAAATCGACGCCAGAACAGCGCGCCGAAGCTGAAAAATCCGTTGACAAGGCGCTTGCCGAAGTTTCGGAAATCGAAGGCCGCGCTGACCGCCTGTCAAAGCTTGAGGCCGCCGAAAAGCGCGCCGAAGAAAACCGCGAAGCCGAGGAGCGCAATAAGCGCGAAGCCAAGCGCCCCGGTGTTGATGCTGTCGAGGCGCGCAGCGATGGCATGGACTATGCCGAGGCTTTTCATGAATACATTCGGGCGCAAGGCCAGCGCGGCGAAATGTCTTCCGAGGCAAGATCGGTTCTCGACCGTGGGTATAAAGCGGTTGAATTGCGCGCTCAAACCACGGCAAACACTGCCGGCGGGTACTCAATCCCAGAGCAAATGCTAAACCGCGTTTTTGAAACGATGTTGGCATACGGCCCCATGTATGACCCCGGCGTCACCGAGGAATTGATCACAAGCGGCGGCAACTCCATGCCATTCCCGACAGTGAATGATACCGCATCGACAGCCGGAGCGCATACAGAAGGCACTACCCTGACTGATGACGGCGGCAAGGATATTGTGTTTGGCACAAAGCAACTTGACGCTTTCGCATTCGATACCGAATGGCTTCGGGTTTCGAAAGAACTTGCCGACGATAGCTTTTTGGCTATTGAAGCCTTTATCGGTCGCGCTCTTGGTGTTCGCCTCGGTCGCATTGCAAACCTGCAATTGACGGTCGGCACTGGTTCAGGCGCTCCAAACGGCATTGTGACTGCATCGGGGCTTGGCAAAACAGCCGCTGGTGTTGCCGCGATTACCGGCGATGAAATCCTTGACCTTGAGCATTCTGTAAACAGTGCTTATCGCAAGGGGCCAAAGGTCGGCTATATGTTCAACGACTCAACATTGCTGGCGGTTCGCAAGTTGAAAGACGGGAACGGAAATTACCTTTGGCAGCAAGGCAATATCCAGGCTGGCATTCCTGGCACATTGAACGGGCGTCAATACTGGATCAATGATGATATGGCTTCTCTCGGCACTGGCAACAAAGTCATGCTGTTCGGTGATATGTCCCAGTACATCGTGCGCAAGGTCGGATCCCCGCTTGTTGGGGCTATTCAAGACAAGGACTTTTGGCCGGGGTTTGGCATGGCTGGCTATATTCGCTTTGACGGCGAATTGGCGGATGCTGCTGCGGTCAAGCACTTGATCAACGCCTAATTCGGCTTTCTGGTAGGGCTGTAATGGCCCTACTTATCAAGCTGAAACGGAAGGAAAAACCATGCAAGTTAAACTATTGACAGCCCGCGCAACGTCAAAGGGTGCTGAAAATCGCGGTGACGTGATCGAGGTTGATGCAGCCGAGGCAAAGCGCATGATTGAGGCGGGCCAGGCAGAGCCGTTGCGAGTCTCACCGCCTGAAAAAGCGGTGCAAGGTCGCAAAGCTGAAAAGGCCGCAAAATAATGTATCGCGCCGGTGATCATATTGTCAGGCGGGTTGTTGGCCCTGCGGCTTCTCCGGTAAGTCTGGCCGATATGAAGGCGCATTTGCGCGTTACATCATCGGCGGAAGACGGGTTAATTCAGTCTTACATTGACGCGGCTGTATCAATGATCGACGCTGATGGTGAATTAGGCCAAGCGATTATGGCGCAAACCTGGGATGAAAGCTTTTCATCCGCAAGCCGGGATATTCGGTTAAGCATTCGCCCGGCTGTTGAATTGGTTTCGGTGTCATACTTTGACGCAGATAACGCGCAGCAAACTGCAAATCTTGCCGATTTTGCGCTTTATAGCAGTGATTTTTGGGCTTTTGTGCGGTCAAACAACTGGCCGTCGGCATATGACCGCCCTGACGCCATTACAGTTCGCTACATTGCGGGGCTTGGCGCGCCAGAGCAAGGCATAATCCATGCTCTAAAGCTTATCGTTTCTCACTGGTACGAAAACCGGGCAGACGCGACAGAGGCAAAACTTTCGGATATTCCGCGCGGCGCGGCTCACCTGATTAACCTTTCGCGCGGTGGCTGGTATGGCTGACGCTGGCGCTATGGATCAAATAATCACGCTGCAACGCAAGACGGCCACGGCTGACGGCGGTGGCGGCGTTACAGAGGCATGGGCGGATTTTGCGGAAGACGCTAACCCATGGGCCAACGTCAAGGCTAAGTCTGGACGCGAGGGGCTGACAGAGGGTCGAACAACAGCAACATTTGTTGTCGAGTTCACTATCTATAACCGCGCGGATGTGACAGAACTTGACCGCATTGTGTGGCAGGGCGTCACCTACAATATTCGCGGCATTCGTGCCGAGGGTGGGCGCAAGTTGCATCTGGTGATCGAGGCAGAACGGGGCGTCAACTCGTGAAAATGACAATCACAGGAACGGCGGATGTCGCCAAGGTTCTGCGCGAGATTGCGCCGCGCGAAGGAATAAACCTAGTCCGCACAACGGTGCATGATATTGCGGGCCAGCTTGCAAAGTCAGGCAAGAAAAATGCGCCAAGCGATGAAGGCGGCCTGAAAAAAAGCATTAAACACAAACGCCAGCGCGGCAAGCCCGGTGTGGTTATAAGTTCGGTTGTAGTTGCTGAAGGTGTAACAAAGGTATTCCCGTTCTATTGGCGGTATTTGGAATATGGACAAGGGCCGGACGGCGTGGAGCACGCTTTCTTCTTGCGCGCATTGCAGGAAATGCGTCCAAATATGGATAATATTTATTTGCAGGCTTTTGTAAAAAAGCTTGAAGCGCGCCTGGCGCGGGAACGAAAAAGGGCGGGCAAATAGATGGCTGCAGAATGGGAAACCCAAAAGGCGCTTTATACCGCAATATCAGCGCTTGGCCTGACCGTCTATGACGCAGCGCCGCAAGTTGCTGACGGCGGATCCGGCGCAAATTGGCCCTATGTTGAAGTTGGGGCTGTTGTCTTCGCTGAATGGGACACAAAGCCGGTAACAGGTTTTGATTTTGTGGCGCGCATCCATACGCGAAGCCGTAGCGGCGGGATGAAGGAGGCAAAGGATATTCAAGGGCAGATATATGACCGAATGCACCTTGGCGAATTGACGATAACTGGATATAATCTTGTTTTG